GTCCACGCGAGTCTGCTCTAGAGTTCACTTTCCGTACTGAGAAGAAGACCCAATTCATCATGGGTAACGCTGACCCGGGCGGTAACTTGTCAGTCACCGTTCCTATTATCTGGGAACTATGGCTGGTAGAGGGACGCCTAGAGGTTAGGACTTGGTTCCCGAACCCTAACACTGAGGTTGGCGGATACGTCCCCGGTGGAACACCTACCCGCGCCTTTACTGACTTGGCTGACGGTGACTGGCACCACGTCGTATTGCAGTACGGATACGAGTCATGGAGCGGCAAGGACACATCTTCAAGCGGTAACAGTTGGACCTACGAACTACACGTTGACTCTCGCCTAGAGATGCGTCGTCGTAGCCCTGTCATTGCTATTCAGGGTATGCCTGACTACATCGGTGGTCGTCCGGGTCCGTTCTACGACGGTATTACTGTCACAGAACTTCCAAGGTCTCAGTGGTTCGTCGGAGATATGACCGAACTTGTCTACCGCTACGGACGTGTGTTGTCTGCTGACGAGATTGCACGTCAGCGCGACACAATGATGGGCGTCTTCCCTGTCTACGCAGACACGCCACGTATTACTCACAAGGCGTTTGACGCACTCATTAAGGGCAACAAGCCACGCCTGCTTGTGCTGCACTTCGGACAGGCCGGTCTTGACCGCTCTGCAACGTTCAGCCTTGGCTCTCAGCCTGCGTCTACCGCAGCGACCCTGCCATACGTTAACCACGGTCAGGGCGCTACCGCGTCATTCCCATTCATTGGATGGGGAGAGAGTGACGCACCAAACATGCCGTCACTACCAAACGGTGACTTCCTGTGGACCATTAAGGGTGTCTTCGGTGACGAGGGCAACAGGCTTAACGCCTACACCTACAGGGACGAGGTAACAGACAACTACCGTCTGATTGACCTTGACCTTGACCTGAACATGGACGACTACGACGTTATCTCCATTGTTGGCTTCCCAGCCAATGCAAACGTCTACGACAGGTTCTTTAACCCAATTGACGAGTGGAACGCTGAGCCAATGAGGCCGGTAAGGAACCAGTTGGAAGACCTAATGGCGCAAGTTAAGGACCAAGTTGTCACTCACGGGAAGGGTCTGTACATCAACGACCCATTCTCCGCAATCGCTCTAGGCATTGTGGACGACGTTGACTACGTTGCACAGTTCAAGGAAGGCGTTGTACTAGACACCCGTCTAGGCGCATACACCGGCCTTTTGGACTGGCACGCATTCAAGACTGACCCATTCGGTGGCGCTGCTGGCATGCGAGACCTTGACAGCATTGCCGCGCTGGACAACCCGTCAAGCATTACCAAGGCCTCTAGGTACCTAGACCTTCACGCAAACATGAAGCAGAAGGTTGTTAACACCATTGATGGTCTGACGACTCAGCCGGGTTGGGTTAAGGACGACCACATTGTGTGGCAGAACCTCAACCCAACCAACGAACCGCCATATGAGGAGAGCATTGCCTACAAGCAGACTCTCAGCCTAAGGAAGGGTGACACCTTCTACTTGGAGGGTGGATACATTCAGCCGGTAGAGCATCTAGCCGGTGGGGACACTCTGTTTGGTCCAATGCAGCGCAGCAATGGTTGGTTGGCCGCGCCGGTACCGGCAATCAAGGTTGGTAAGGCAATTACTACCTTTGATGTGTACTTCCACGCTACCAGCGTTAAGCCTGTCGACGGCGGTCTTGTCTTTGAGGCAGACGACGCTATCGGTAACCCGTACTACAACCACGCGGTAAGCATCGCTGTTGAGCCGGGTGACGTGTGGGACGGAAAGATTGTTACCGGAAAGGTGTACGTCAACTTCACCGAAGCGAACACTCACACTCCTGAGCCAATGACCTACGTGGACATTGCGACTGGCCTAGAACTTGGAGAGATTCTTTCCAAGGGTGAGCGTCAACTGACCATCACCAAGGAAATGTTGAAGTACAACTGGTCAACGCACTACGGCACATGGGGCAAGACGGAAATCATCTTCTCCGACAAGGGTAAGCCTGACTGGGGTTGGTCTGCTGGTGGTGTCCGTGGTTCTGGTCTAAGCGGTGGCGGAGCACAAGCCGTTAACTGGAACTGGAAGCCTGCTGGCGGTGTGGACATTAAGACCGTTGAGGCACCAACCATGGCTAACCGTGCTGTTAGGTGGCTGGCACGAGACCTTGAGTTTGACGGTAACACCCATGTTGGTGTGGATGCTGCTGACTCAATTGGTTTCAGCGCGGCTGACGCAGTTGTTGAGACCACACGTAACGCGGCTGTAGATGTTGCTACCGCTCGTGTGCAGTTTGAGGCACACAACGACGCAGACACCGTTGACCCAGACGTTTCTGTGACAGTGCCAGCGGCAACGATTACCTACAAGGCAAACCAGCCTACGGAAATCGTTGAGGTAGAAGCAGCACGACTTGTTTTCAGCGCACACCAGCCTGAGGGCGTCGAGATTGAAATGGATTGGTCGGAAGTCATGGTTATGACTCTGCCACGCCAAGCACAAATTCTAATTTTGGAGGAAAGGTAACTATGATTGATTATGAAGTAGGCGCAAGGCCGACTACTCCACTAACCCTGTTGGTGAGAGACGAACTAGACAAGGCTGTAAACGTCGTCGGCTACGACGGCTGGCGTCTGGAAATGCTGGACACAGACAACAGGCCGGTTGATATGACCGGGGTAACCATTACGGAAATCCCAGATGCAATCGGAGCATTCTCTGTGGCTTGGCCGAAGAACCGCACCATCTTCAACAGGAAGGGCCAGTACGTGATGCGCCTAATCCTAGAGAAGGCGGACGGTAGCAGGGATATTACTCGCGTCGGAGAAATCCGAGTGCGTGAATTTGGAAGGATGAGGTAAGTATGTTTATTTCTAAGGAAGAAATTCTGGCTCACACAGGCATTGAGGTTACTGGTGAGACGCTGGGTCTTGCCCACATGATGATTGAAACATGGTGTGGACGCCAAGAAGCAGACGTTGTTGAGGCTAACGACCTTTCACTCTTGGGAAGGGCAACGATGTTTCAGGCTATCTACATTGAAGGCAGCCTAGACATTGTTTTGGAGCAGGCAGCAGTTAAGAGCATCACGCTATCTGAGTCCACAACCGCCTTTGACCTAGAGATGTTTGCGCCGTACATGAGTCCTTGGGCAGTAATGGCATGCCGCAAGTTGTCTTGGACTGGTACCCGCACCGTTCACACCGGGCCGGTATTCGACAGGCCTAACTACGTGGCTGCGTGGGAGCGTGACTAATGCTTCTACACACCAAGGCCAAGCACGTCTACACGGTTGACCACTACGAGTACACCGAAGGAACTACTGACCAAGAGGGAGTCATTTACGTCTACAAGGAGACGCTTGCTGGCACTCTCTCTCCCGGTAGGACTCAGACGTACCTGTTCCTACCTATGCAGTTGCCCGTTGGTGACGTAATCCTTAACGCTAAGGACAAGAACGGCACGCCCATCTTCACGCGCCGTGGTGAGAACTACCGCATGTACATTAATGAGTCAGCGCCGGTGTTCGATATCTTCGGCAACCTTGTCCAGTATCGCCACACACTAAGGCAGAAGGCACCAGTGGAGGCGGGACTAGTAGGCCACAGTGGCTAGGCGTGGCGGCAGTGGTCGCGGGGGCGGTACGGGTACGGGTCTAATGGCCGTGCTCGACACCATTGACGAAAACATTCTCTGGCAGTGGGAGACCTACAAGAGTTACCTAGAAGACTTCTGGGGCAACTTCGCAGGCAACGAGGGTCAGATGACGATTCTTCAAAACAATGTTCTGCCGACGCTGGACGAGTACCTAACTGAGGCAGAACAGAACTTCCCTTACTCGCCGGGTCCGGACGACCTGAGGGAAAGACTCTACGACTGCTACGACTCTGACGTGATGTTTCGCGCCTTTAGCGATTCCATCGAACAGAGCGTTGGTTCTGCGTATGAGTACCACAACTACAGCGTGGAACTACAGACGCAACACGACAACATCATGAACAATGCGTTTGGCGGTGCAGTCTCGCCTCACGCCACAAACGGAAACTGGCGCAGCGGATAAGTTAGAAAGGGGCGCGAATGTATGGCAATCGACCCAACCATCGTTGCCCTAGTGGGAACGGTAATGGGTGGTGTCGGACTAAAACTTGCAGAACATTGGCTAGGACGTAAGAAGGTAAAGGTAGACGATGCCGCGAGGATTAGAGACGAACTACGCACTGAACTAACCGCCGTCAGGGCTGATAACAACGCACTAGAGATTGAAGTAGACAAGTGGAAGACCGACTACTACAAGACGTGGGAACAAAACGTAGTCCTAAAGGCGCTACTCAGGGCTAACAACATTAATCTGCCACCGCCCGAATAAGCAAAAGCCCGGTACCGATTAGGTACCGGGCCTTGCTGTGTAGCGTCAGTTGGCTTCGTCGTACGCCTTGAACACCACGTCGGGGATGCGTCCACGGTCACCCAGCGTGGTCTCTTCGCCAGCGGCGTTGGTGAACTTGTAGCCGGTGGACTGTGCCCATGCGCGGACGGCTGCGTTGCGCTCCTTGTCGGAGGACGACCGCGAGGACGTGGCACGAGGCGCGGCGGTAGACCCTTGGACGGTCTCGGCGTTCTCGATGAAGGGAGTAACCGCCTCCATCAACTTCCCGTGGTTCTTCTCAGACAGGTAGAGGTTGTAGGTGGTGCGTCCCAGCGAGAGCCGTACCGGCTGCGTGTCTTCGGGAAGTTCGGTGCCGTCAAGGTCGTCCACCAGAACTGTCTTGCGTCCCATCGTTACTCCTAAGTAGTGGTGCGTAGAGGAAAAGTTAGCAGTGTCAGGACACGCCCGAGCGCGTTGTGTGTCCTAGTGAGTCCTAGAGACTCAGCGAGTGCCGCCGTGTGTCTGGGCAGAGTGGGCGACTGAGCAGGGGTTATCCAGAAGCACCCCCAACCGGATTCGAACCGGCGCTACCGCCGTGAAAGTTCTTACCAGTCGCGGAACGCTGCGCTGTCCCGCCTGACTGGGCGGTGTCCTCAGTCCTCACAGACCTTGTGTGTGGCCTCATGTGTCCTAGCAGCGTGTCCAGTTCGTCTGCCAGAGAGTCTGAGTCCGTGTCGTACAGGTGTCCGTACCTGTCCAGCGTGAAGGCAACGGTGCTGTGTCCTGCGGCCTTGCTGACTTCCTTGGCGTTGCGTCCTGCGTGAATCCACAACGCTACGAACGTGTGGCGTAGGTCATGGAACCTCAGACCTTGCAGCCCTGCCGCCGTGACACTGGGCGTCCAGTAGTGACGGTAGAACCAGTGTCTCCTAATGACGACACCACGCTTGCCTGTGAAGACCAGAGCGTCTATCTCACATGTGGTATAGCGGTCCATGTGCTCAACCAGTTCAAGCATGATGCTTCTGGGAATCGTCACCGTACGGACACTGGTCTTGGTCTTAGGAGGACCGAAGGCTACCGCTCCCTTTGCGTCTACCAGCGTCTCTCTAACCGTGATGGTGTTGCGCTCCACGTTGATGTTGGACCTACGCAACGCACAAATCTCACCGAAGCGCAGACCACCGAAGACCGCTACGAGGACCATTGCTTTGAACCGGGGCGGTACCGCCTCTGCGATTGTCCACGCCTCTGTATGGGTCAGGAAACGCTGTTCACGCTTGCTCTCTGACGGCAGACGCACACCAGCACAGGGGTTGGACTTGATGAGTGAGTGGCTTAGAGCCAAGTCACACACCTTGCGCAGAGCGAAGACGTTCTTGCGGACGCTCGCGTTGCTCATGGACAGCATCATCTTGCTAACCCATGCCTGTACCAGCGGTACCGACAGAGCCGTTAGAGGCAAGTGACCGAACTCAGGGAGGACGTGAGCGCGGTAGATGCCCTCAGCCCTGACCCGAGTGGATGAGCGAACGTGCATCATCAAAGTCTCTACCTGAGACTCTATGAAGGACTGGACAGTGACCTGTCCGTCTTTGGGGTCAACGTACGACCCGTTCACCAAGTCTCCCTCTAGGACAGCCTTCCAACGCCGTGCCTCAGCGTGGACCTTGAAGGACTTGGACCGCTGCTTGCCGTCTGCCCACCACCTGACGCGGTAGGTGACCTTGCCGGGAGTCTGCTCCCGTCTCTCTAATGTTGCCATGCGCAGACACTAACACATTAGTTTGAGATTAGTGGGCTTGACCGGACAAGATTAGTGGTGGTATCATTGACGTACAGTCTCTAGCGATACTGTTCATATGTGCCCGGAGGGTTGGGATGCTTGTCGGCTCTCTGACCCTCCGGGCCTCTCTCTATTATGCTAATCTCCCACTAATTTGACAGGAAGAGCATAGACCGGTATACTAGGAGTATCCCTAGTAAGAGCCGACACTCAGGAGCACACCGAAGACTTAACTCTTAGATGTACCGCCCGTCAGCACACTGCTGGCGGGCTTGTTTACATTTAAGGAGAGATTATGAACAGGTATGAGTGGGAAGACGCACTGGTAGATGCACAGGCAGCCGGTGTCATTCCAAATGGAGCGTTGCTCCTAGGCATTAAGTTGGCTAGGGCAATCAATTGGTCACCAAAGAACGGTAGACCGTCAGGGCTTTACTGGAAGAACGAAGAGGCTTTGAAGGCTGTTGGTGCCTCCCGTGCTAACTACTTCAAGCATCGTCAGTCTCTACTAGAGACTGGATTCTTTGTGCAGGAGAACGGGAACCTACTTCCCCAGATGCCAAAAGAGTCTCTACTAGAGACTAATGAGTCTCCGGTAGAGACTACGGAGTCTCCACTAGAGACTGAAAAGTCTCTACTAGATAACCCATTGAGTGAAGATACATTAAGTGAAGATGTATTGAGTGAAGAGGTATCTACTGAAACCGTCCCTACCGGGCCGGTAGCAGAAGAGGAACCAGAGATTAGAGAAGAACTGGGAACTGACCACACTTCCCTAATGTCAGAAGGGACGGAGAAGGTGTTTCCACTTAGTGGACCAGAGAAGAAGGACTTTGACCATCTTGTCCTAATGCTTAGAGCAACGCCGGGACAGGCCGCAGGAGCAAAGAAGGTTTTGGAAGCCTCCCCGAGACGGGGAGTATTTAACGAGAGGGCTACAGCCGTTTTTAGAGAGGTTGGAGTAGAGGTAGAAGAAGTATGGTGAACGAATGCACATTCGGAGGATGCGACAGGCAGGTCTACGCAGTTGGTCTATGCCGTCCTCACTACATTCAAAGACGCAAGGGCAACAACCTAACGCCGATTAGGCAATACAACAGGGTGCACGACGGCAAGAAGAAGTGCACAAGGTGTGGAGAGGTCAAGACGCTCGACAACTACACCTTCACACCCGAAGGCTACCCAACAACTATGTGTAGACCATGCACAGCAGAGCGAGAGAAGGCCGCGTACCACGCGAATAAAAACAAGGTGGACTCCGGGTCCACGACAATTACAGGAGGCTCAGAATGATTAGAATTGCAGGCAAGGGAATTGCCACTGTTAGAGAAGTAAAGCAGACCCCGTTCAGGGACAAGTACGATGTAACGATTGATGTAGGTAACAGCGCTTTCACAATGTCAGGAATGACTGCCGAAGAGATGGCGCGTCTCATCGTGAGCATTGTGTCTGCCGAGAGTGAGCAAGCGGAATTCATCTTTAGCACGCCAGAGGGCAAGTCCGCATGAAGAACTACTTTAAGACGCTGTGGGAAGACCCCAGTGCAGCACGCAAGTTCTACGTGACGCTGCTAGGCGTCCTGTTGATGATTGCCACGTCAGCGCTCACGCCTGACCTGTCCATCGCACAGTGGGCGGTAGCCGTCCTGACAGCCCTTGGTACCTACGCAGTACCAAACAAGGACGTAGAGAATGAGTAAGACAGAAGCACAGGCAAACTACTGGAACGCCGTAGGTGCCCTCCGTCTACGTCTCTTGGTTGAGCAGCGTAAGGCATACGGCAACGTTGTATGGCAGCCACCAATCATCCAGCACGTTGATGGGGAGGTAGCGCCCCCATGCGGTGCATGTAAGACCGAGAAGGGTGACTTCTGCAACAACAACGTGAGTGAAAAGAAGCGTAAAGCAGAATGCACGCGGCTGGGAGGTGACACATGAGCAGCAGCAAGCCAATGACCTACTGGACCGCTAGCAAGATGGGCGGTAAGACCATTGTCCTAATGGCAATCAACCTACCCGATGAAGACAGAGGTAAGGAACTAGTCCTTAATGCATACATCAAGGCAGGTTACCTAGTAACAAGACACGAGAAGTATTACGACGGTCGCATTGTGAAGACAACCGGAGTATAATAGATGTAAGGCGCTTATCTCAAGCCTTTGCCTGTTGCCCTCCTTGGTGCAGGCTCTGTCAATAAGACCCCCATACCGAAGACAAGCCGGTATGGGGGTCTTTTCATGCCCAAAAGGGGCGGTACGGATAGAGAAACTTTGCATTGAGATACATATAGATAGACAATGTAATGACTTAACCACTTTAAGGAGGAAAACGTGTACACCATCTACGTCTGTGAAGACCACGGCACCATGCTAAAGAAGTGTTGTGTGGAAGCAGAAGAGATTGGTTGGGTAGAGACCGCAGACCAAGGCTGATAGCCAAATATAGTAAGACGGTTTAGACATACACACGTAAACGAAAACTTTATGACTACATATACGGACGAACAGAGAGCAGTGTTCTTGGAACGCGCCGAAGAGATTGGTATTACACGCACCATGCGTGAATTGGGATACCCCGCGTCATGGGTAACAGGAAAGAACTGGGCAGATGCAGCCGGTATTGAACTACCTCTTGATGAGATTAAGGCACAAGCCAAGGCACACCACGACTGGTACCAGACAGAAGAACTATTGATTGTGGCTCAGGCCGGTATTCGTAGGACAGCAGAGGTACTAGCCACTAGTGACCTAACGCCAGATGAGCACAAGAAGATGAGTGAAGCATTCCAGAAGTATGCCAATACATGGCTACTACTACAGGGTAAGGCCAACAACATCAGTGAGACAAGGCATAAGGACAACACAGACCTTGCCCTTATGGACCTAATCAATGAAGAGAAGATGCGTAATGAAGTATTGGATAAGGAGGTTAAGTCCTAACAAGACCTAGATATGTGTAAGCAACTGCGTTTGTGCAGGTCAGAGGCGTGTACGTCTAGCCATGCCAAGGCGGTTGCGTAGTAGAGGCTAACAGGCTGTGTAAGGGCTGCAAATCGCGGTTCTAAACAGAAACAGAAAAAGATAACTATGCTACACAACAAACATATTTTAGAGTAGAAAAAGTTCGGACTTTACACCCGTTTGAGACTATTTGACGCACTACGCGACATTGACCCAAGGCTATTGACGACAACTGATGGTCGTATTGCTGTAACGAAGCATGACCCGCTTATGTTTGCGGCTGTCTACCTTCCTCACAAGTTGTATGACTCTGCTTTTGAGTCCATCAGTGACGTATCCCTTAATGACTTCCACTTGGACGTTATTGAGTACGCCAAGTCTTGGACCAAGCGTCTCGACATTAAGAACAAGCAGCACGACTGCTTCATTGCTCCCCGTATGACGGGTAAGAGCACATGGATTGGTCACATCTTGCCTCTTTGGGCCGGTGCTCACTACCACAAGCGCTATTTGTTGATGTTTAGCGACAACGACACTCAGGCGCAGCGTTGGTTGATGAACTTCAAGATGGAGATTGACAACAACGACCTTCTACGTGAGGACTTCCCGGAGTTTGCGGGTATCACCAAGAAGGGCGGTAAGGACTATCTGGACAACCGTAACGTCACCATGCGTGGCAACGGCTTCATCTTCCAAGTAGCCGGTGCAGACTCCAACGTCCTTGGAGCCAACATCAACGGTCAGCGTCCTGAGGTATTGCTCTTTGACGACATTGAGCCGTCTGAGTCCAACTATTCCGCCCACGACGCCAACAAGCGTCTACAGACCGTGCTTAGCGCCCACTTCTACCTTAACCCTGCCGCTATCAAGGCATTCATTGGTACTACCACCATGCCTGATTCCATCATTGACCAGATGCGCAAGGTAGGGGAAGCAGAAAGCCTGTACCGCGCTGAGAATGATGAGTGGGACGTAGAGGCCTTCCGCAATTCTCTGGACCCTGACTACCGCTGGGTGGTCAACAACGGCATCCGTACGCACTACTGGCCTGCCATTGTCCTAACGGACGAAGGCGAAGAGTCCTTGTGGCCTGAGAAGTGGGATATGGAGTTCTTGAACTCCCAGAGGCATACCCGCGAGTTCGCCATGAACATGATGAACAAGCCGGTATCTCTAGACGGTGGTTACTGGGACGAAGACGACATTGTTGTTGACGAACCAGCCTCCTACGGCAACACCCTAATTTCAGTGGACCCGGCAGTCACTACCAAAAGGACAAGCGACTTCACAGGCGTCCTAGTTATGTCTAGAGGCTCTGACGACCGTCTGTACGTACGTCATGCATCCAAGGTCAAGTACACGTCCAAGGAACTGCGTGAGTACGTGGAAGGACTCATTAAGGAGTACGGAGCAAAGGTTCTTTACATCGAGACCAACCAAGGTGGAGATGTTTGGAAGGACGTATTTGACGGTGTACCGGCCAAGTACGTGTCTGTCCGTCAGCAGGAGAAGAAGGAACTACGTGCAACACAAGCGCACGCGATTTATCAGGAAGGGAAGGTAGCCCACGTCAGGCACTTCCCAGAACTAGAAGAACAACTATTGGCATTCCCACATGTGCCGCATGACGACCTTGTAGACGCGCTGTCTTCGGCAGTTCTCTACTTTAACCGCAAGACAGGGCGTGTGGGTGCCCGACAAATCAACTATATGGAGGCTAATGGCTGAGGCCAAAACAAACTATGACAATTTTGAAGGAAGCAGTTCTAGCGGTAACAGACCGCAGGGACGAATACGAACTAGCAGGAGAGTATTACGAAGGCACCGTTGGTGAGCGTTACGCAAGCCCAATGATGCGCATGGTGTTTAGCCAGCGCGGCTACAACGCCAAGTTGAACTTCTGCCGTCCCGTTGTGGACGCAGTTTACAACCGCCTAGAGATTAGCGCGGTAGTTGGTACTACTGAAAAGGCCAACAAGGTCATTGGAGACACTTGGGAGTTCAACGAACTAGCCCTTGACTCTGATGAGATTCACAGGCGAGCACTCGTTTACGGAGATTGCTACGTCATGGTGTGGCCGGATGAAGACGGCAACCTAGAAATCTCCTACAACACACCGCTAACGACCGCGCTGGTATATGACCCTGAGTCTCCTAAGCGCAAGGCGTACGCAGTGAAGATGTGGGAAGACGAGAAGGGCACACGTCTAAACATCTACACCGATACCGCTATCACCAAGTACCGCACAGACTCCAAGACCGTTACCGAAGGCGTTAACTGGTCAACCATTGAGTCCGTGGAGAACCCATTCGGTGAGGTTCCGGTCTTCCACTTCCGCACTGAGCGTCCACAGGGACGACCAGAGCACAGGGACGCCTACGACTCACAGGACTACATCAACAAGCAGTTCGTGACTTCTATGTACGTCACTGACTATCAGGGCGCTCCACAGCGTTACGCGCTGACCAGCGCCGGTATGGCGTCTGAGACCAAGGACTTTGCAGAAGGTGACACCGCCCGTGAAAACGCTGGTGCCCTAAAGAACGGTCCCGGTGAACTATGGATGCTCGACGGTGTTGACAAGGTTGGTGAGTTCAACGCATCGGACCCAGAGAACTTCTGGTCTCCGATTAAGAACACTGTGCGCTCCATGGCGTCTCTAACCAACACACCGCTGCACTACTTCGAAAAGACCGGCAACGTGCCGTCTGGCGAAGCGCTGCGCGTTGCCGAGGCTCCATTGATTAAGAAGGTACAGCGTCGTCAGCAGTCCTTTGGACAGACGTGGAGGGACGTATTCAAGTTCGTCCTACGTGCCAACGGTGTTAACGCTGACGTACAGGTCAAGTGGCAGCCAATCGAGTCCCTTGACGCACTAGAGGTATTGGACGCAGCGCTAAAGAAGCGCAACGTGGGTCTGTCCATTGCGCAGGTAATGCGTGAGGACGGTTACGACGAAGAGGTTATTGCCCGCGTCCTAGCAGAAGCAAAGGCAGAGCGTGAGGCCGGTGACGCTGGATACCAGCGTGCACCAGAGACACGAGTACAGACAGATAACGACGAAAGGAACGTTGAGGCATGAGTGAAGTAGTAGAGGAAGAAGTAAAGGACCCGCAGGGCCTTTTGAAGATGTACCGCGAGTTGCAGGAGGACGTAAAGACCCTTCGCAATGAGAACAAGTCTCTAACTGAGCAGTTGGAGAGCACTGACACAGAGGCAGTGGACAAGTGGCGCAGCCGTGCCATTAAGGCAGAAGCGAAGGCCAACCTAGAGGGACAGGGCGTCAAGGATGCAGACCGCATTTTGAAGTACGTGGACCTAGAAGGTGTGGACATTGACGACGAGAAGGGTCTAACCGGCTTTGACGAGAAGTTGGACGGCATCAAGAAGGACTTTCCGGAGTTGTTCGATGCAAAGAAGAGGGCCGGTAGGTCCAGCGCGGACATTCACGCTGACGCACCAGCAAAGAAGGAAATGACAGGCACCGAAGCACAGGTTGCCCGTCTTTACGGACGCAACTGAGAAATTCGCTTTAAGACAACAATCAAATTAAAATACAAGGGAAGGACCACGCAATGTTCTTGGACAAGTCTTTGTGTGGTTTCGACCCGTTTGTTGGACAACAGATTGGAGTCATTATCACACTAAACTAACTAAGGAGATTTACACTTATGCCTACATTTACAGGCTATACAGAACTATCCGAAGCCAATGGTTGGATTCCAGAGCCGGGTAGTAACGAGGTACTGACAAAGGATATTCAGACCTCCGCAGTGGAAGCAGTTGCTCGTAGAGAGAACATGACTTCCCGCACCATTTCAGTACCACGCTTTGACTCTTCCGGAGTCTCCGTGGTCCCAGAGCACGAGGACATTCCACTACGTACCGCACAGTTGGACGAAGTTGTCCTTACCGCTCACAAGTTTGCAGACCGTCACGCTATCTCTATTGAGGACCAGCAGGACGCAGTTGTAGACGAGTTGAACGCATGGAAGCGCAACTGGCTTTCTAACTACGCAATTGCTCTAGACAACGCTTGCCTAGGTGTCACTGGCACCGGTGGCCCGTTTGAGAGTGTTTACCGCGCCGTTGGCTCTGGCCGTCGTGCTGCTACCGCAGGCGACCTGTCCTACGAGGACCTAGCCGATGTTGTTGGTGACATGGAGGCTAACCGTAAGGGTGGTCTTGTTGTTATCGCTCACCCGAAGTTCCGTATGGCACTTCGCAACCTAAAGGACGAGGCTGGTGACCGCGTTGTCGGTGACCCGCTTGGTGCAGGCGTTCCAACCATCTTCGGTCACGAGGTTCGTTTCTCTTACGGTGCTCGCACTTCCGCAGCATTCAGCGACAACCCAACCGGTAACCCGCTATTGGTTGTTGCCAACCGTCAGGAACTAATTCTTGGTGTCCGTTCTGGTCCGGAGTCTCAGGTCTCCGACCAGCCGCAGTGGGTTTCTGACCACGTTGAAATCAAGATGCGCGCCCGCCGTGGATTCGCTCTAGCAGCGCCAGACTCCGCATACGTTATCGAACTAACGGCAGCGGGAGCGTGATTTGAATGGCTAGCAAGGTATATGGAAACGCAATCAAGGCTTCTTGGAACAAGGAGATTGACTGGGACAGCGACAACATCAAGGTGATGTTGCTTACCAGCGCATACACCCCTAATCAGGATGGTCACGACTATCTTGACGACGTAGTTGCCTATCAGGTCACTGGTACCGGCTACACCGCTGGTGGCGCTGTGCTAACTGGTAAGACTCTTACCTACGATGCAGCCACCAACACGTGGAAGTTTGATGCAAATGACACCACTTGGGCCGGTAGCACTGTTACCGCTCGCTACGCAGTTGTCTACGACGACTCTGGCGCGACCGACGCTCAGAAGGCACTTATTTGCTACATGGACTTCACCACTGACCGTGCTTCTAGCAACGGTGAGTTTGTAGTTCGTTGGAGCGCTGACGGAATCTTCTCCGCAGCCGCTGCGTGAGGTAACCCAAAAATTATGGACGCAATTGTAGAGGTGGCTACCGCAAAGATGGTAGTCAAGGCAGAGGAAGTCACGGTTGTTACAACCGTCATTCCTTCTCTTACAAAGGTTTCTATCCGCAAGGTAGTCACCTCTACTAAGCGCGTTCTAAGCATTGCAGGAAGCAGCATTAGTGCTGTTGCACCTGACTACACACTTATTGGAGGAACGGCCTGAGGCTGCGCGTAATTGCGCCCTCGGGCTATTTTTATGGCTGACACTCTAGTCCTAACAGACGACTTCTCTGGCTCACTCGATACCAGCAAGTGGGCCCCTTACAGTACCCATAACTACTTTGGTTTTGACACCACTCAGGGCTACCTGCGTTACACCAGCACCAACGACACGTTCCACACCGCAGTTAAGGACAAGGGCACAGCACGCCTGTTCTCTGACGTAACAGTTGACGTGAACGCGGGCGGTGGCGCGCAGCACGCCGTTGGTATCAACGTTGTTGGTGACCCAACTGTCACCAACAGCACTAACGCCGCTACGCCAGCAGCAATGAGCGGTACGGGAATCTTTGTTGCGTGGAAGTCAACCTACTCAAAGACCCTTATCGTTAACGGTACGCAGGTCAACACAGCAGTCCTTCCCGGTTGGACTTCTAGCAACGCACCAAGCCACAGGCTGCGCATGCGTTATGAGTCTGGAACGCTATACCTAAAGCAGTGGGCACTTGCTGACACTGAGCCTGCCGCTTGGACCGCGACGGTAAACCTTTCTTCCTACACCATTCCAGCCGGTAACCTCATGCTGATGGGTGGTGCCTATGGAACAAGCACGCCAATTGTCTCGTTCGATAATCTTTCCCTTAGCGCTGTTACCACTGGAACCAGCGTCACAGTAGACGTAGACACTCCAACCTTCACTCTTTCTGCAAATGACGTGACCGTTGAGTCCAACACCGTTATCAGTTCTCTAACGCCAAGCCGTGCATACGCAGGTGCAAATGTGCTTTCGGGAAGCAATCTTTACCTTACAGTACCGGCGCAGTTCGACTTTGAACTGCCAAATGTTCCCGGCTACGCGGTAGACAGCGCCACCCTTCGCATTAAGACTGGTTCTGGTGCTACGGGCACTATGACCGCTTCCGTCATTACCCAAGAGTGGACTAATGGACAAACGTCCTTCACTACTGGTGGCTCTGTTACTGCACCAGCCGTAGCAAGCGGCTACACCGTCTTTGACGTTAAGAGCCTAGTGTCTGGTGCGTTCTACGGTTTCAGGATTACCGGCAACAGCAACGTCAACGTGAACGGTGAGGCAACGCTAGACCTTGTTTACACAGAGGTTGCGCCGGTCAACGTCACCGTGGACGTGGACAGCCCAACTTTGGCGTACGCAGCGGCAGAGCCGTTCGTGCTGACCATCAACCCTGTCAATGTAGACGTGCCTGTAGACGCTGCAACGCTGTCTCTGAGCGCTTCTGAGGCCTCTGTGGAGGCTGGCACGACTGTAGACGTGGACGCGGCCTCAGCGCTGTCTCTAACGGCCTACGAGGCAACCGCAGACACAGTGGTCAGCCCAGACGTGATTGTCGAGGTTGAGGCGGCAGGAATCGTCTTCTCTGAGGTATCCGGGCAGGTTGGAGCCGGTACCACCGTGGATGCGGACTCCGCAGACCCAGTGACCATGGCTGCATATGACGCTGAGGTAGACCTGAGAAACTCCGTCACAATTGACGTGGACACTCCACACATCACCTTTAGGAACAATGGTGTGGCTGAGGTTAACGGTGAGCCGGTACTACCAAGCGAATCCGAAGACCGCTACTTCCAAGCAACCATGGACACCGTTGTTGGTATCCGTCGCGGATTCTCTGGCGGTTCTACTCAGGACAGGCTTGACTCCGTAATCAACCCTGAGGGTCAGGTCTGGCTACGCATGAATGAGACTTCCGGTCTTGTTGCTTACGACCGTTTGTCCTACATCGACACCAACACCCAGCCAACCGGCTCACAGCCGTACATGGGATTGAACAACGTAACCCTTGGCCTAAAGGACGGTCCTGAGGGTCGTCACCACTTTGGCTTTAACGGTGACGCCTACGCACACCAGATTGCACCGGACTCCATGGGTCCACGCGAGTCTGCTC